ACACAAGAAAGAAGGAATAAGTCCGACAATTCCAACACAATCAGGCGGACATCATATACCGATGGTATGCGAATAAGGCGACTAACTCCGACAGAGTGCGAACGTCTACAGGGCTTCCCCGATGGATGGACGGAGGGAATAAGCGATACGCAAAGATACAAATGTTTAGGAAATGCGGTAACTACGAATGTTATAACTGCAATTGGTAGACGACTTTTATTATAGGTTATTGACATAATAATAATAATAATATATAGTCAAAATATGGCGAAGAAAAAATATCAACATAAGTGTACGCAATGTTTTCGTAGAGGCATTGATAAAACTTGGGAGTCAGATCTAAAAAGACCCGAAGCGTGTCCCCGGTGCAAACGATATGATTGGGACAGTCCTATAGACGACTCAAGCCCTGCGGACATAAACACTTGTCCGAAATGCGATATTGCTTTAGTAAGAAATGAAGAAGACGACGGATATATAAGCATAAAACCAGTATATTCTTTGGAATGTCCGACTTGCGGAATGACCGACGACGACGTGATTGAGGAAATTTTAACTGCCCAAAATGAAAAGTAGAAACAACTTTAAAGTAGAAAAAGTAGATAGTAGTTGGGATTTTATAATAACTAATCCGCGCTATCTCAGAATGGGAGAAAACGGGGGAAGAAAAATAAAAGTTAAAATGCTTCAAGAAGATCTCCATAGGCTACATATAATCATGGAAGAAACTATCCCACGTTTACCACGGAATATTAAACATGAATAAAAAAATTAACGAGGCGGTTATTGTATTAGGGTTTATTTTAGGAATGTTAGCGGGATTGATTTTTTTTGCAATATACTGATTTTTTTATGATAATCAAAGTAAATTTTAATGTCGGCAGTAATACCTACCAGATTACGGTCGAAGAACAAAAAGAGCTAGAAACTTTACACAAGGCAATTGTGCTATCTAATCCTCGGAAATATTGTAATGTTTGCGAGAATAATCGGTTTTTTCGTTTAGATAGTAATAAGGCAGAAGGCAAAGGGAATAATAAAGGATCGTTTACTTACATTAATAATGTATGTACGAAATGCGGGGCGAAGTCTAATCTAGGTCAATATAAGGCGGGCGGATACTTTTGGAAAGAATTTGAGAAATACGAACCGAAGGAAAAGAAGTAAGGGGGCGAAGATGGAAAAAAGTAAAAAAGTAACTTATATTATAGAATTTGTTTCAAAGAAAGAAGAAGACGATTTTGAAGTTATGTTGGAAGAATTTAGTAAACTGAACTTTATTGCCAGTTGGCAGAGATTAAAAGTTGTAAAGTCCGGGGGGTATTTTTCCAACCAAAATAATCAACATGAGTAAAATATTAGGAATATTTTTACTATTATTACACCTTCTCGTTGAAATGCTTATTGATCTTAAAAATAGATTTTTTCAAAAGATCGAGTTAAACGAAGTCGTAGATATAGTCGGGGTAATAATATTAGCGATAGGAGTTTTGTTAATTATTGGAGCAATTTTTATTATTGGGAGAATTTGAGAGGGCTTAAATAAGATGAATATTCTAAAAGACAAAAAAAAGATAACACCTGAATATATAGCAAAGCTAAAAAAATATATAGTCAAGAATCAAGCTGTGTATTTTTCTAAGGAGAATGAAGCTGATTCCTTTACAGATTTTGAGAGTTTTCCGGCTAAAAAAACAGACAGAACTCATCTATGTCTGCCAACAGAGCCTATGCTAATAGATAGAAGTTATGAGGGTGTTCACACTTACTGCGTATGTACGATCAGCGCTAAAAGAAAGATCACTATGGAAATACCAGTAGTTAGAGTATCAGAGTTAGAAAATGGATCATGGAGAAATGGATATTTTTTATTACCTAGATTATAAACATGGGTTACACAATGACAATAGGGGACAAATGTAAAGATTGCGGGGGAGATATGAAGTTTTTTGAAGTAGTCGAATATTCCCGGAAAATTTATGGCAGGGATTTATGTATGAAATGTCAGAAGACGGCAAAAAGGAAAAAGACTGTAAGGTCGGCAATATTGGACAGTAGGGTTATTATTCATTGAAAACGAGCTTATGACTTTTTTATTGGACAAGCACTATGGAAAAAACTAAAATTGACGAAAAATACAAGGAGATATATTTGAAGCAATGACTAAGAACTACCATCTAGTAGACTTATACAAAAAAAATGGCGGATGGTACTTTAATACTCACAAGAAAAAGCGACAAAAAAAAGAACATATGCTTTTATTTACTGTCTTAAAAAGAATATACTGGTTTTTTGTAATTTATCTTTTTGTTATTTTCGACAAACTGATAACTAATCAATATCGTTTGTCTTGTTACTTAAGAGGGGAGCGGTGTTATTTATGAATTGATAATATAGTGAGGCGGTGGCAGCGAGGGATAGAAACCGTGCGAGGCGACCTCGCCCGCCTCACTATATTATTAATATGAAAGTATTTTATTTCGACGTAGAAACAACAGGCTTTGATCCTGTAAAAAACGACATAACTCAAATTGCCGGGATTATTGAAATTGACGGACAAACAAAAGACCGCTTCAATATGCGTTGTCAGCCCTTAAATTGGGATAATATAAACGAGCAAGCGTTAGCTATAACAGGAGTATCACGAGAGAAACTCAAAGAATATCCTTTGCCGGGCGTTATTCATAAACGCCTACTTGCTCTACTAGGTAAGTACGTTGACAAACATGATCGCTCCGATAAGTTCTATATGGCGGGATATAACGCTATTAGGTTTGACGCTGATTTTTTATCTAACTTCTTTAAAAAGCAGAACGACGACTATTTTGGCTCGTGGTTTAATTGGAAGATTATTGACCCATTCCCGGTACTGTATTTCTGGGAATGGTTAGGAAAAATCAAATTAGAAAGTTACAAACTAGAGGCGGTTTGCAAATATTATAATATAGAGATAGACGCGCATGACGCTTTTAGCGATATTAGCGCGACGAGGAAATTAATTTATGAATTAAGGAAGGAGTCTGAAAAATACAGCAAAGGAAGTTAATAAAATGAAACAAACAAAACCAGATAGGAGGATCGTATCAGAAGAAGATAGATTTTGTCCGAAATGTAAATACATATTGGAATGGAGTGACAATTTACAAAGTTGTTGGTGTAAAAATGAAGAATGTACTTTTGGGAAAAAAAGATTAACAATGCGTTTCTGAATGACTAAAAAACAAACAACAGTTTAGTTTGGTACAATGCCGACTAAGGCATAGAAGGGTTGCAAAGTCTTTTCGCGAGTACCCCAACTCTCGCTGATAGAAGCGACGCTACTATGCCTCTTTATATGGAAGAACAATTTAACGATTATAAAAAAGAGGTTGACGAGAGGTTTAAAAAGTTAGAAAAAAGGACATCTTCTGTCGAAGGTATGATAAGAGATATCTTAGACGTAATAGAGTATGTCTTGAAATTCATCCATAAACGAGTAGCAGATAAAATAAAACAATTTTATGGATGAATTTCAAGACATAACCCTAATTTGTATCTGTGGCGACGAGTTTGTATGGACAGCCGGAGAGCAAAAGTTTTATCAGGAAAAAGGTTACTTCCAACCAAAGCGTTGTGTTCCTTGTCGTAAAAAGAAAAAATCGAACCTACAAAGAGAAGATCAGGAACAAGAACCATATTTACAGAAACCGTCTTATGAGTTAAAATAAGATATCACTTCCTTCTTATAGTTTAAAAGACGTGGGCTTGCCCCCACGTCTTTTTTTTATTTGTTATAATGCGTATGACTTAGGCGGAAGTGATTTATTCATGCCTAAAACTGTCTATACCAACCTTACAGAGATAAACAAGCTACAGGAGAACATAATGGTTTTTGTGGAAGAATGGGTTAGGAAGGAAAATACGCCAGTTCCGCGTAAAAAGATTATAGAGCATATGGGTAAAGAAGGAATTAAGTATTTTACAGTACGCAACGCTCTAAAAAGCTTATTAGGCAAGAAATATATCCGCCGGGCGCAGGTAATTTCTAATCAGACGTTCTATGTTCAATTAAGGAAAATATGAGTACAAATACAAAAAATAAAAACGAAAAAGCTACGCCTGTTAATATGGAAGCGCAGCCGGAGATAAGAGTAAAAAACACAAACGCGTTTAAACTCAAGGATAAATTCGGGAAAAACTATCGACCTATTAATTTTATAAAAGAATTTGGTTTTTTACCGGAAACGATTATAATAGAAAAGGTACACGGACGCAGTAATTGTATGATTGTTCGCGCGGTTTTAACTCAAACAGAGCTAGATAAAGAAGAAAGAATGAAAAAAGCGATTGTAAAAAATAAAATTATAGTTCCCGGTAAGAAAAATTGAGGGTTAATAGGGATGGTAGTCGGATCATAACCGAACTATTCTAGATAAAGGGCTACCGTCCCTCATTAGCTCTCAAGATACCTAACTCTTATGACTAAGAACGGTAACGAAGAAAAAAAAACAGCTGATAAAGAAGTTCCTAAAAAAGAAGCTCCTAAAGAGGAAGAAGAAAAAAACAAAGGCGGTAGACCCCCCATTTGGGAAGACCCCATCGAGTTAAAGGAATTGGTTTTTGATTACTTCAATGAAAACAACGAACCTACCCTTGCCGGGCTTGCGGAAGCGATAGGAATTGCAAGATCTACTTTATATGAGTACGAGAAAAAAGACAGGTTTTCGGACATTATAAAAAAGGCAAGGCGGAAAGTAGAAGCGATATACGAGCATAGGCTTGTTTATGGCAAACAACCGACGGGCGTTATCTTCTCATTAAAAAATATGGGTTGGACAGATAAGACAGAAACCGACGTAACCAGTAAAGGTAAGAGATTGAAGGTGGGAGTTATTAATTATGATAGCGTAAAGAATGACAAATGACTTCGATATTACTATCCCTCATAACTTTGTAGCCCGCGACTACCAATTACCATTTTTGCGAGAAGTTCAGAAGTCGATCGAGGGGAAAAGCGATAAGCGGTTTTTCTATCAGATATGGCATAGGAGATCCGGTAAGGACAAGTCCAACATAGCGGATGTAGTTCCCCGCCGATTAATTCGCGACCCGGTTCAAGTTAAGTATGTTTATCCTACTTCTGTAATGGGTAGGGGGCATATGTGGGAAGCGATTGACAGGGATGGTTTTCGCTTTTTAGATCATATACCCGAAAAAATCAGAACCGGAGATCTTAACGATACCCGGATGTTGGCGAGAGTCCAGAATGGGACGGATACAAGCTCACTATTTCAAGTGGTAGGAGCTAACCGCCCCGACGCTTTAAGAGGGGGCAATCCTAAGTTGTTTGTATTTTCAGAGTGGGCGGAACATGACCCTTACGCTTTTGACGTTATAGAGCCTATTTTAAGGGAAAATGATGGTATCGCTATTTTCAACACTACTCCAAAGGGCGACAATCACGCGAGGGCTTTGCTTGAGTTTGCCAAAGATAGCCCTCTATGGTGGACGCAGACACTAACAGTAGACGACACCAGCGTCTTTGACTCCGTACAAATGGAGCAGATCAAAAAAGATACGATCCGTCGTTTCGAAGCCGCGGGCAGGAGTAAAGAGGAAGCATTAGCGTATATAGAGCAAGAGTATTATTGTTCTTTCGACAGTCCGGTTATCGGTTCTTACTACGGGGCGAACATGAAGAAGGCGGAAGATGACGGGCGCGTTACTACTGTCCCGTATGACAACACGATACCAGTAAACACCGCGTGGGACTTAGGGATGGATGACTCTATGACGATCTGGTTCTTTCAGGTCGTCGGACTTGAGATACGATTTATCGACTACTACGAAAATTCAGGAGAGGGACTAGCTCACTACGCTTTAGAGTTGCAAGACAGAAAATATATCTATGGCAAACATTACGCGCCCCATGACGTTAAAGTCCGGGAATTAGGCACGGGAAAATCCCGGCACGACGTAGCAAAAAAGCTCGGTATAAATTTTATAGTCGCGCCTAAATTATTGGTTGATGATGGTATTAATATGGTAAGGTCTATGTTTAATCAATTTTGGTTTGATAAAGACAAATGCAATAGGGGAGTACAAGCACTTAAAAACTATAAAAAAGAATGGAACGAGGTTAATATGGTATACAGGAAAATTCCCTTGCATAATTGGGCTTCACACGGGGCGGACGGATTAAGAACTTTTGCGACGGGATATAAGAAACCGCCCAAACCGCAAGATCCGGGAAACGTAGGCGGAATTAAACCTTATTTCCCGGGTATGCCGGGATAGGTTAAATGTTGCCTTCGAATAGTTTTATTGCTTAATGTATAAATTATGGCTAATATAAAGATCGAAGATCCAGAGTTGGAAATGCTCGTTAATTTGAAAACGTCGCATTTTAATTATCGTAAGCGTAGACAAGATGACTGGACGGAAAACTACACGCTATATCGCGACAAGGTTACTATCAATAGACTTACTCAAAGACAATCCGTAAATCTTCCATTGATGAAAATGACAATACGGACATTGCTTAAAGATGTTGATGATATGCCTGTTTTATACTTCGAAAATCTCGATAACGATAAACAAGCAGAAACTTTCCAGAATGAATACTGGAAGAAGGTGGGCGAAGTCAATAAGATGGATTTGAAGGATATTATAGATAAGCGTCAAGTATTCCATTACGGACGTTCTTTTGACCAAATGCAAATTACGAATGGTATGCCTATATTCACCATTCAAGATCCTACAGATATGCTTATAGATCGCTTTGTTGACCCGGCGGACATAGACACAGCCCGCTCTTTAATCCATACCCATATTTTCGTTCCACTAAGCTCTCTTGAAAACAATCCGGCTTATGATAAGAAAGCGGTTGCAGAATTGATTAATTGGCACGGGACAGAAATGGGATTAATCAAAGAAGCGGAAAATCAAGAAATGTTAAGCAAGAAGAATGAAAAGATGGCGGACATGGGACTGGAAGATATCGAAAGTCCGATACTCGGCGAGGCTTATGTAGAATTGTCGCTTAATTTTGTTTTCCGCGAGAAAGAAAATTGGCACGGGACAGAATTCGAAGATCAAATATTTATGTATGTTACCGCCGACGATCAGAAGATTTTACAGAAAGCCCCGCTAGAGGAAGTCATAGGTAAAACTAAAGATCATTATTGGCAGACTCACTATCCATACAATACATGGGCGGATGACGTAGACAGACAGGATTTTTGGAGCGATGGAATAGCCGATATTGTGCGGACACCCAATAAGGTACTCAATTCGTGGTTCTCTCAATTGGTAGAGAATAGGACACTTAGAAACTTCGGTATGCACTACTACGACTCAACCGCAGGAGAGGACTTTAACCCTCAAACCTTTAATGCTATTCCGTGGGGATGGTATGGAGTGCCGGGCAAACCACAAGACCTATTGCAGAAAGTAGATATCCCGGATCTATCGGAAGCTCTCGACGAAATGACTTTTGTTGCAACTATGATTGAGAAAGCCACGGGCGCGACTTCAACGCAACAAGGGTCGGAAGTACAAAGACAAATTACGTTAGGAGAAGTACAACTTGCATTAGGCGAAGCTAAAGAGCGTATCAAGGGTATGTCAAAGTTCTATACTCCGGCGTGGAAATCGAGAGGCGAGAAATTCTTAAAATTAATTGAAGCCGCGCCGGACAAACTCGACGCTGTTAAGATATATAAAAAAGGAAGGAACACAGACGAGGTATTTTCAAGAGAGATCGAGCCTACTAACTGGATGACTAAATCGGGTTATAAAGCCCGCATATGGTCGCAAGACGAGAAAAATACTCAAGACGGAAACGCCTTGCAGAAATTAAACGCTACAGTAGTAAATATGCCGAATAATCCTAAACTACTTGATATTTATCAAAGAAAACTGCTAGAATTTGCTGATCTTACGCCGGAAGAAAATAACGAGGTTATGGACTTTGAGCGCGAAAAAAGAGCAGCTCTAATTAATCAGCCTTTAGCCGGGGCTGGTGCTGATGAAGGGGTAGGGAACACAGGGCAGGTGTCCCCCATCCCTTTATCGGCGGGTCAACCACAGCCACAACCAACAGCATAAAACATGATGGATGAAATACTAGAAAAAGCGGGTCTTAAATACGAAGATCTTAATAACGCAGAAAGAGATCAATTAGGTATTTGGATGAGCGCGTTACAAAGGGGCGACGTTACAGTAGACAAAATCAAAAAACACATTGTCGCGATGAAAAGCGCGGTAGAGCAAGAGTTAGCCAAAGAACCGGAGTTTGTACGAGTTTTTATCTTCAAGTTTCGTAATGATAAGAATATTCTACTTAAAGCAAGGCTTCGCAACTACTTACTCTTTGAGGGATTTTTAACATCGCCGGATCGCGCAAAAGAGCAACTAGATCAAGCAATGGCGGGTCTTGTTAATAGTATCAAGAGTTGACATTGGATAGTTTTTTTTATTAATCTTTAATTCATGGCAGTTATTAAATGTCCGCATTGCAAAAAGGAGATAAACGACACGCTTGATTTTGAGTATAAAGGGCTTGATTTAGAAACAAAAAAAGTTTTAATCGAAACTCTACAGAAGATACCGGAAGAAATGACAGAAGGCGACATCGCCTTTCTACGCGCAAGGCGTAGCTATCTAAAAGCGGAAGAAGAAAAGAAGTTTGCGGGTATCCTAGAGGATAAGAAGCCGAAAAAGAAACCAGACAAAAAGGAGTCTTGAATATGCCTAAAGTAGGTAAAAAACATTTTTCATATACTGCTGCTGGCAAAGCAGCGGCGAAGCGTCACGCAGCCAAGACTGGCAAAAAGCTGACAAAGAAAAAGAAGAAGGGTGGATACTAGCTATGGCCCAAGAGCCTAAGAAGCTAACCAGAGA